ACTAACGGGTGTACGGTACCACAATTTTTGGCGCGCTGTTGCCTTTCCATGGTGCCCAGCCGTGACGCTTGAAAAGCGCTAAAGCGGCTTTAAGGTTTTTGCGGGGTGACCATAGTTCGGTCATGGCTTTACGCACAATGCCAGACTCGACAAGAAACCGTTTGTTACTGCCGTTTAATTGCATGAGACCGTACGAGCCGGTGTACGGGTCGCGCTGGTTCCAAGCACGGGCAAAGCCTTTAGACTCGCGTTTACATATCTGCATGAGCCGTGGTATTTCACGCTTAGCCCAACCAACCTCTAAAGCTAGAGCGGTGAAGCGCAGGCAGTCGGGTTCGGTTGCTGCTTTTGTTTGTGTAGCCGGCACCAAGAGTGCAGCTGCGGCGAGTACGCCAAGTAGTCGTTTCATGGGTTCTACCTTCCGTCGGGATAAGTGAAAACCTTACTTGCGTTTTGGCGGTTTGGCGCGCCTTTTGGCTGTAAGCCTTATGGTGTAACGGTTTCCGTGGGTGGTGCCCAGACGTTGCCGAGTACGTATTCCCAGTGCCATGACTCGAAGCCGGGTTTGGCGGGGTCGCCTGTGCCGATGTACCAGCCGAAACGGTTAGCGTTTTTGGTTAGCCATGTAAAGGTTTTGCCGGTTGCGTTGGCGAAATCTACGGCTAGTCCCCAACCGTGGTTAGAGCCTTTTACGCCTGTTGGGTCGGGTGCCGCGCATGGTGCAAAACCTTTTTTTAGGTACCACGTTTTGCCGTCAAAAGTGCGGGTTATGCCTCTGGTGTCGTCGGTTGGTTTCGGGCTGTAACGCTGCATAAACGCGTTGTATTGGACGCTGTACGGCCTGTAGGTGTCAACGGTAGACGTGGGCTTTAGTTCTACGCCAGCGGCCTTAGCTGCGTTCAACATGTGCTTATAACTGCGTACTGCGCATTTGTGTAGTTTGCCACCGGGTACGGGTGCTAGTAGCTCGTCGGGTAGTTGCCCGTTTTTGTGGCCGGCTAGGTCTTTTGGCAGTTTAATTTTTTGGGTCGGGTACATTAGTTTGACCAGTCCAGCACGCGCAAATCTTCGGTAGCGCTGGCGACCATGGCGTACACGGTTTCGCCGGCTGGTATGTACAGCTCAAATGGTACTGCGCCTTTTTCTGTGGCTGTGCCGTCGGTTGCGGTTACGTCTGAGCCGCCTAAGTACACAATGCCGTTACCAATGACGTGAAGGTATATGGCGCGGTAGTTGTTGCGTTTTGGCGCTATCGCTTGGGGTGTGGTGGTGATGGTGTACTTGGTGCTTTTCATGGGCGGTTAACAATGTCTGCGATGCGGTGCAATAGGTTTGCTACGGCTTGGCGCACTATTTTTAGCAAGCCTTTTTTGTCGTCGTCATTCATCTTGTTTGCCTTTCGGTTTGTCTTTAAGACCGTTAGCGCTGAGTAGCCCGGCTAGTGAGCCGGTAAGAAACAGTAGTAGCGGCTGAAGTGTTGCCCACGCGCTTTTGTCGTTGTCTGATACGTCGAGCGGTTGTGTGACGAATAGCAGGCCGTAAAGCAATGCCATGGTTGCGCCTACAAACGTGAGCGATAGCGCGCAGGCCACTACAAAAATAAGGCGCGCTTTTATTTGCTCGCTGGTCATGCGTTCATCGCGTCGCGGTGGCGGCAGTTTTATAGGCATTTATCCTGCACCAGTCGAGTGCTGCCAAGGCTGGCAGTGTCAACGGTAATTGTGGTTTCGGCGCGCAACGCCTTGTTTTTGGTGCGTACTTCTGGGCAGTTGACGCGCTCACGGTCGCCACAAGCGACAAGAATGCTGGCAAACAACACGGCCACAAACGCGCTACGCCACAACATCTGGCAACTCTAAAGCGTCTTCTGTCACGCGCAAATACTCGGCGTGTTCTTCTTCTGTCATTTCGCGTATTTCGTTGTCAATTTGAATGTTTGGTCGCGCCATTTATTATGCCTTTCGGTATCCGTAAACGTAAATTGTTCCGCCAGTAATTGTGCCGCTGGCCACCACCATAGTAAAAGCGGTGTAAGACGTTGTGTCGTTAAGAAAACCAGTCCCGTTAACGTTAAAACCTGAAGTTAAATAGTCCATTCCTAAATATTTAACTCCTGTCCTTTTTGACAAAAACGGGCCGTACAAATCGCACGCTAAATTATTTCCGTTAGTTGAAGCTCTGCCAATTGAATCAAAGTTTGCGCCAACACTTGTGCCACCGCCTGCTGGCGCCGTTGAAGTGTATTGGTTGAAAACGTAGGCGTAGTGGTAACCACTTGTTGTGCTGCCAAGTTGTAGGTTTATTGCGGCTGACGAAGTGTGACTACCGCCATCATAAATAATTTTGTAATTGTCAAAGTCTGTGCTGAATGCAGACGATACGGTCACGCTTGAAACGGCGCTACCAACGGTTTGCTGTTTAATATATACAAGCCCGCTGTTTGCTAGGTAGGTGTTTGTGTCCGATGCGGTCAACACTTCGCCAGTAGTGAAAGTTTTTATAGCCATAATTAGAAGCCTAATCTGTTGTAGTCGAGCCTGCCATAAAAGACGTCGTTAAGTCTTAAATAGGCGTTTGTGTCGCCGGCAGCTGTAAATAATGTTACGCGGGTTTGGTCGCCGGGTGTGGCACTAATTACCCATCCTTGCATTGTGACGTTGTAAACGTTGCCGCGGAAAATAATCCGTGTAACGTCCGTCCATTGTTGGGACAGCAAAATAATCAGTAAATTAAGGTTTATTTGGGTGTCGACACGGGCGCTAATTGACCGAATGGCGCTATCGGGGTCTAGGAAACGGTTTAGAGTGTAGTTTGCCAATTGGAATGCTTGGTCGTTTGTGTAATCGACGGTGTTTAGGACGTAGGTAGTGAACGGTGTTGTCCCGGTGTTGGCTGTCTGGTTAGCCAAGCCGGCTGGTTGTACGGTCACCTCGTTGTAGAAGTCTTCGGCGGCTGAACGGAACTCTAAGCGGTCGTAGTTGAATGCGTAGTCAACGTATGGGGGGGCTACGGTGCCGTCGTTAAACTCTGGCGGGGTGGCTGCGCCGCTGAACATTACGTCACGGCCGACAAAATCTAGGCTGCCTATCTCTAGTGTTGACGTGCTGCCGGTGGTGCTGCGTAATAGGCCTTGTTCGGTGTATACGAGCGTGTTAACAAAGTCGAGCGCGTTGCCGTTGAAGTTGGTTATAACGCTGTTGATGCTTGACGTAACGATGCTTCCCCAAGTGATAGGCAAACCGAGCCGGTCGGCTACGTCGTAATAAGTGTCGCCTACGTTTTGTTGTATAAAACTTTCGTTTGTTAATTGTGCGCGACCAAACGCAGCTTGTAAACCTTCGCAATAAATAGTTACAACGTCCATGCTTGGTGTTAGGCCGTAGTCTATTTTTACGTCGCTTATGGTGCCTTGAAACATGGGCCAGTAAACGTCTGTGGGGTTTGGCGGGCTGTAAACACCGTAGACGTACGCCAAAATGGGCATGCCGACTTGTGGGGTGTTTGTCCAGCCGTCGGGGTTGCGTGATGTTATTTCGCATGTTTCTACTTGGAACGGGTCAATAATGCGCCTACGACCGCGTGATATAAAAATGTTTTGTACGTCTGGGAGTGTTACAAAACCCGCGCCTGCGTCAAAACTTACGCGCCAGTCAAGTGCCATTAGCCGCCAACTCTGATAGGTACCGTGCCGTTTGTGACCATGTAGCGGCGTAGTGCGTCTACTACCGAGTTTGGGTCACCGCCGTTTACGTTAATAGTTACGCTTGACTCGCCAACGCTTGCAGTTGATACGCGACCACCGCCCATATTTGGGCTGGCGTTAATGCTGCCAAGTACCGGGCCAAACGGGTTAGTGCTCAATGTTGGGGTGCCGCCGCGCTCGACAGTGCCAATGTTGGTGCCAAACTGTGCGCCGATAGCCGCCACACTTTCGGGGTCTATAGCGAATTTAAGCAGAAACTCGGTGTTTTCAATGACACTATTAACGCCGTTAACTATCTGCTGCGCTTGGTCAACACCAGACTTGTACCACTTGTCTGCCGTCAGTTTGGCTATACGGTCGGCCGCTGCGTTAATCGTGGACGAGATACCTACGAGACGGTCTATGGACGCTTTACCGCCGGCAAGTAAACCGTTAATAATTTCTAGGCCAACGTCTGCGCCGGCACCAAGAATGGATTGCAATAGTGCGGGGTCGTCTAGCCCGGCTTCTATAAGTTTTTCTATGCCCGTGGCAAGTTTGCCAGCCTTGGCGGCTTGCTCGTCGAGTACACCAAAAAAAGTTTTTGCGCCTTCGCTGTCGGCTGCTGTAGTCCAAGCGTCGCCAACATTGAATATGCCGCGCACCACGTCGGCGGTTGCGTTGTAAAAGTTGTTGTATGTTTCGGTTGCCTTGGTTAACTGCTCATTGGCGCGCATGAGCGCGGGGCTGAACTGGTCTTTAACTGTCTGTACCGCGTCGTCGTACGCGTCTTTGAGTGCGCGTACCGACTCGGTGTGTTTAGCATTTGCAGCTGCGGCGCGCTTGGCTGCTTCGCTGGCCTTGTTCGTGCTCGCGGTGCTTTTGGCTATTTCGGCGTTTGCTTGGCGTTGTTGTTCAATGTCTACGGCTTTTTGGTAGTTGGCGCGTTTCTGGTCTTGGTCAAGTTGCAAAATGGTTTCTGACCATGCGCGGGTGTTGGCGTAGGCGAGTGCTAAGCCTTCATTGGTTTTGTCTAGGTCGGTTTGTAGTTTGCCGAGACGGAAACTGTTACCGGTTATTGCGCTGCCCAAGTTAATAATGCTCGAGCCGAAGTTAGCGACGTTGAAACCAACCTGCTTGAGTTTGGCACCAAAACCGTCGGTTTCTTTAGTGTTCTTTTGTAGTACGTCTAAGACTGCTTGTGCCGGGTCAACAAAACGGCGTAGACGGCTACCAAGTTCACCTATCACGCCGCCTAGACCGCGCTCGTCCATGATGGTTACGAGCTTGTCTACCTCGTCTAATAGTTTGCCAAGAATAGGTAGCACGCGGTAACCGATGCTTTCCACCATTTCGTCAAAACGTATTTTGAGTATCGCTAAACGTCCGGCATATGTGTTGGCGTTAGCTGCGGCCGCGCCACCAAACTGTGCGGTAAGTGCCTCTTGGGCTGCCTTAAAGTCTTTAGTTTTGATGATGTTCTCGTCGAGCGGGACACCCAACTTTTTTAGACTCGTAAAGTTTCCGTCATATGCCCGCCCAATGGCAGTGCTGACGGCGGCCAAATCTTTACCGGTCGCTTTTGATGCGTCAATACTGAGAGTAAGCAACTCTTGTGCCTTGGCTGCATCGCCAGTAAAACGCACTAAACCAGCAAGTGCGGGGCGTAACTCGTCGTCGGCTACACCGCTTGCTAATTGTGTTTGGTCAACAAAGTCGGCCATAGAGTCGGCAAGTGCTTGGTTAGGCCCAAGCGTGGCGCGCAGCTGCGTTTCTAAAAGTTTGGTGCTCTGCTCATCGGCAATAGCGGCCTTAGCGGCCATAGCCAAACCGCCAGCAAGTGCGGTAACCGCGCCGGCGGCGGGCACCATAGCGTTTTTAAGTAAAAACCCGCTTTTGGCGCCGAAGCCTTGCAAGCTCTGAAACTCTTTTTTGGCTTTGTCAAAACCAGCCGTGTTAAGGCTTGAGATAATGGGGATATTGATTGCCATGGTTAGCGCGTCCTAGTCGTTACAAGGTTACGGTTAACAATAGTCATAACGCGCTGCACTATCTTGTCTACCTCGTCCTCGACGGCTGGTAGCACGCTCATGGCCGCTGGTTCCAGAGCGCGAGGCGCTGTCCGCGGGCCGACGTGCTCGCCTTCAGCAATAAGGTTAGTAACAAATTGGCCGCCACCTCTGATGCCTGCGTGGTCCCAGATTGCGCCGGCAACGTCGCGTTGCTGTAGTACAAGCAACTGGTATTGCGTCGCCTTAAAGTCGGCTGTACGGCCGTTAGAGAACGTCACGGTACGGGCACGGCTACCACGTTTGCCAACTACCGAGCGAATGCCAGCGATGACACGGGCGCGTGACCAACCCGTGCCGTCGCGGCCTTTAATCATGTTGCCATTACCCATACGCGACAACGGGGTAGCAGTCGGAATAAACGAGCGCGCAGCTGTAACAAGTCGAGTACCCGCGCCACGCTGAATGTCCTTAGTAATCTGCCGGCGTAAAGTGCGGTCTACTTTGTTAATTTCCGCTAAAGCCTCTTGAATGCCATAGACCTTGTAAGACGCTTCAGCGGGCATTTTGTTTACGCTGCCTTTCAAGTACATCTATAACGGTGGCTAAGTCTGCTAAGTCAAAGTCTATAGCGGGGGGCCACCAGCCCGTGTGCAATAAAAGTTCGGCTAGTTGTCGCCGGACGCTGCCGGCACGGTAAAAGTTTCTGGCTCACCGTCTACTACTTCTAGGTTTTCAATGCTGTTTATGAACTGGTCGAGCGTTGCCGGCACGGTTACACCTGCGCGTTGGCTGGCTTCGTATGCCATAAAGGCTAGGTCTTCCATGCCTACACCGCTGCCTAGGTCACTGGCGCGACGCTTAAAGCGCCGTTCCCATGCGACAATGACCGCAAGGCTGGTGGTTACCTCGTAGGCATCTTCGTTTGTGCGTTGTACTTTGAGCCGTAACTGCATGTCGGGCTGCCTTTCGTTTGGGTGTTTTTAGGACTCGTCTACGGTGTAGGTGCCGCCGCGAATGACAATATCCATGGTGGCGAGCGTGCCAAGTGATGCATTCATAACTGGCAAAGTTTCAAGGTAGCCATTGCTCAAAGTAAAGCCGGGGTTTGTGGCTGAGTAGGTACCGGGTGTTGATGGTGCAGCTGGTGAAACAATAATGGTTGGAATTTGTGTACCGACCAAACTCTTTAATGTTGCGTATGACTCGCTCGCTGCGTAGCTCGCATACATCGTGAGCGTTAACTCATTATTTTGCAACCCAGCCGTAAACACTCTTGCAGTTCCACCAAAAGCAGTTGACTCCAGAGCTTCAATGGTTTGGTTATATTGCACCGACGTGCACTGGTCTGACACATTGACCGCGCCAATGAGCACGTCTGGATTTGATAGGTAAGTACTTGTAGCCATGGGGTTTACTCCTCGGGTGTTTCTTCTAGTTCTGTTTTAGCAGATTTTGGGGCTTTAGTGTGTGATTTCTCGACAATGAAACCGCCAGCCAAAAGGTAGGCGACATCGTGGCCGTCTGGGTTAAAAGGTTCGCCGACTACGCCGACTCGGGGGCTGTTAACTAAATACATATTTTCCTAACTTGTTTGGGCCTGCATGGCTATGGTCAAGTCGTAAGCAGGATACTCAGCACCACCAATTACGGCGATGGTTGGGCGGC